GTTATGACAAGATGGAATATGAAAGACTTAACAGGAATGCTGTTAAAGAATCAAAAAGAATTAAAATCAGATAAGTGGCACGTGGTTGAGTTTCCAGCGATAATGCCATCAGGTAAACCTGTGTGGCCACAATATTGGAAACTAGATGAACTAGAATCTGTTAAAGCCAGTTTGAATATTGGTAAATGGAACGCGCAGTGGATGCAAAATCCTACAGCGGAAGAAGGATCTTTAATCAAACGGGAGTGGTGGAAAGTTTGGGATAAAGGCTACATCCCACCTTTGCAACACGTCATACAATCCTATGATACTGCATTTTTAAAAAAAGAATCTGCTGACTATTCTGCTATTACAACGTGGGGTGTTTTCTATCCAAATGAAGATAGTCCTGCAAATTTAATATTATTAGACGCGCTTAAAGAACGATTGGAATTTCCAGAACTTAAAAAAGAAGCGTGGGAACAGTACCGATATTGGAATCCTGAGACAGTGATTATTGAAGGAAAGGCATCTGGTCTACCATTAACTTATGAGTTGAGAAAAATGGGGATTCCTGTTATAAATTACACTCCTAGTAAAGGACAAGACAAACACGCTAGAGTTAACGCTGTAGCACCGCTTTTTGAGTCTGGAATTATTTGGGCCCCTGAAGAGAAGTTTGCAGAAGAGGTAATTGAAGAATGTGCATCATTTCCATATGGAGATCACGATGATTTGGTGGACAGTACAACACAAGCGATAATGCGTTTTAGACAAGGAGGGTTCGTGGCGCATCCAGAAGATTACCAAGAGGATTCACTTCCTCAAGTTGAAAGAACTTATTACTAATTATGATTTTAGCAGCACCTTTAGTTATCCCATTTGCAAAAGCCGTTGGCATTTCAGTTGCCACATTAGGAATGGCAAAAGCTGCAGATATGGTAAACGATTACATCGAAGCGAATCCAGAAGAGTCGATGAAAATTTTATCTACGATTGTACCAAGCATCGGTATTGGTCAAGTCTTTATGAACAAAGAAAAAATATCTTTAGAAGATTTAGACGAGATGACTGATGAAGAGGCACAAGATTTATCCAAAGAAGAAAAAGCAGAATTAATGAAACAAGCTGGTAAGACAGGTGGATCTAACAAACGTCAGACGATGATTGATATTTCTGAAAAGTTAGGATTGTCAGGTGAAGGAAAAGAGAAACAAGATATTGAATATGATATTGATGAACGTTATGACGAAGGTGGTGTTGAAGAAGTCAGCAAACCAAAGTTTGATTATAAAAAGTTTTTTAGAAACAGAAGAGCGGATGGTGGAAGAGTAGGTTTTAATTTAGGTGGTTCACTTACTGGTCCTGCATTAAATATTTATAACAGTATGAGTGCTGCAGGATATTTTACTGACGATGAAATTAGAAATGCAATCACTGCAGCAGGTTATGAAATACCTGATGCATCTACACCAACACAACCAGAACAAGTTACAGGAATTATTAATCAATCTATGAATACGATGGGTAGTGCCCCTGTAGGACCTTTAGGAGTTGAGTCTTTAGTTTCTGATTACAAAACACAAACACAGAACAGACAAAATAGATTAACTAATCCAAATAAAGCTACAGAATTTTTTAATAAATTTACAGGTGGCGGACAAAGAGATATTGGTGAAATGATTAGAACTGGTCAAGTAGATCAAAGAAGATTAGCAGGCATTCCTACAGTTGGAAATATTATTGGTAAAGCATTACCAGATAAATATTTTGATATGTCTTTAGGAGATCAAGTATTCACTCAAGCAATGTCAGGTTATACAGGTCCGACAGTATTTGGTGAAAATACATCTGGACTACAAAAAGATCCATTTGGTTTAAATGTTAGATCTGGTTTTGGTAATTATGCAGAAGCAGTTGGAGAAGATTTTGCTAGTTTAAGAGAAAGTTTAACAGGAAGATTAGCAGATAAATATGGTGTAGAGTTTGATGAAGAGACAGGACTGTTTACAGGAAAAAATGCAGAGCTTGCAAATAAAATGACTAATATGATGAGAACTAAATTTAATTTTAGAAAAGATCAACTCGCTGCTAAAAATAGATTAGATTCACAAATTAAAGCTGCAGAAAAACAAAGACAAGAAGCACAAAGAATACAAAACGAATTAGCAGCGGCGGCTGCAGCAAAAGACAAAGCCGCAGCTTTAGCAGCAATTCAAAAACAAGGACGACAAGATTATAATCCTAATATACACGGACGAACTGATTATGGACGAGACAGTGGAGGTAATCAATCTTTTGATTTTGGAGGAGGATTTGGTATTGGTTCTGATGGCGGTCCAGTAAGTAATAGAACTGGTAGAGGAAGAACAGGATATTCAGAAGGCGGCCTCGCTTCAATGTTCGCGGAGAAAAAATAATGAATATAAAATACAATCCAGACATCGGCGCTTTTGTAAATACTGAAAACGATCAAAGAGTTTCGCAAGCAGAATTATTAGAATGGGCTGCTGCAAATCCAGAACCATTAAAAGAAGACGAAAAACCTACTAGTAGTGTATTGCTAGAGGAAGTAATTGAAACATTTAAAAAAAGAGGATAGATTAGACAAATGGCTGAAATAGATAAACCGTTACCGAATACAAAAACAACTGTAGAACTTCCAGGCGAAGTAGAGATTCAAGAAGCAATCAAAGAAAACGTTCAAGAGATTCAAGAAAAAGGTGGACCTGTTGAAATCGAAATGACAGAAGAAGGTGGTGCAGAAGTTTCTTTTGACCCCAAAGCCGCGAGCCCCGAAGGAACTGAAGATCACTTTGCAAACCTTGCAGAATTTTTAGGTGATGAAATTTTAGAGCCACTAGGTTCTAAAATGGTTGACCAATACAACGAGTACAAAGAATCGCGTGGAGATTGGGAAGACACATATAGAAACGGTTTAGAACTTTTAGGATTTAAATACGAGAGACGAACAGAACCTTTCAGAGGTGCATCAGGTGTAAACCATCCTGTACTTGCTGAAGCGGTTACACAGTTTCAAGCACAAGCTTACAAAGAATTATTACCAAGTGATGGACCTGTTAGAACACAGATAATGGGTGACGTGACTGTTCCAAAAGAAGAACAGGCAAAACGTGTAAAAGATTTTATGAATTATCAAATTATGGATCAGATGAAAGAATACGAACCAGAGTTTGATCAAATGCTTTTCTATCTCCCTCTAAGTGGTTCTACCTTTAAGAAAGTCTACTACGACGATCTTTTAGGTAGAGCTGTTTCAAAATTTGTACCAGCGGAAGATTTGATTGTACCTTATTCTGCAAACTCATTAGATGATGCAGATGCAGTTGTACACGTTATAAAAATTTCAGAAAACGAATTAAAGAAACAACAGGTTGCAGGATTTTACAGAGATGTAGAATTAGGCAATCCACCTGTAACTGAAAATCAATTACAAGATAAAAAATTAGAACTAGAAGGAATTGCTAAAGATGGTCAAGAAGATCAATACACACTTTACGAAGTTCATACTAATTTAGATTTAGAAGGTTATGAAGATATGGGTGAAGACGGCGAGCCTACAGGAATTAAACTTCCATATGTAGTTACAGTTGCTCAAGCAGGTAATAAAGTTTTATCAATTAGAAGAAACTATAGAGCAATGGATCCGTTAAAGAAAAAAATAAATTACTTTGTACAATTTAAATTTTTACCTGGCACAGGATTTTATGGTTTTGGTTTAATCCATATGATTGGTGGATTAACTAGAACTGCAACAGCAGCTCTAAGACAGTTGTTGGATGCAGGAACTTTAGCTAACTTACCAGCTGGTTTTAAATCTAGAGGTATCAGAGTCAGAGATGACGCTCAACCTTTACAACCTGGTGAGTTTAGAGACGTAGACGCTCCTGGTGGAAACATCAGAGATCAGTTTATGACTCTACCCTTCAAAGGTCCTGATGCAACTTTACTTCAATTGATGGGAGTAGTTGTATCAGCGGGCCAACGATTCGCGAGCATCGCAGATGCACAAGTGGGTGATATGAACCAAGCCGCTGCAGTTGGAACAACAGTTGCGTTATTGGAGCGTGGATCGCGGGTAATGTCAGCGATACATAAAAGATTGTATGTTGGATTAAAACAAGAATTTAAATTATTAGCAGAAGTATTTAAAACTTACTTACCACCAGTTTATCCTTACGATGTACCAGGTGCATCAAGAGAAATTAAGGTTCAAGACTTTGATGATAGAGTAGATATATTACCTGTAGCAGATCCAAACATCTTCTCACAGACGCAAAGAATATCTTTAGCTCAATCTCAATTACAACTGGCGCAATCTAATCCTCGTATACATAATTTATATCAAGCATATAGATCTATGTATGATGCGCTGGGCGTAAAAAATGTAAATGCTATTTTACCTCCACCACAAAAACCAATGCCAATGGATCC